TTGAAGGGAAATGAGCGAATTTGTTTTAAACCATTGGTCGTTCCTGCCTGTACAGATACAGGAAACGGGGGATAAGATAAAAGTCACCATCACTTATTTCAACGGTCAAAATCCTGAGCAAAACTTTCGGTATGAAGCCGCCTTTGATAAGTCAATAGGTCAAGAGGATTTGAGTAACGAAATTATCAGAATGACAGCGGCGTTAATAAGGAAACGATTAAGAATGGAAGAACTCACAATAAAAGAAAAGGTATGAGCGAAGACGAAGACCTCGAACTTTATTATATCGTAAAGATTCGTCAAAAGGGTATGCCTGAATTTAAAGACTTGAGTGAATCGCAAAAGCAAAAACTAAAAAACACTTCGAGCTTTGCAATATGGCTACTCAACGAATCCGGTAAAAAATTTATTGGATTAATAGAATGGCAAATCAAGAAGTTTGTGGATAGGCTATGATGGGAAAGGTGTTTTACAATTCATCTGGTGCTTTATGGATTCTGCCTCCAACAATAAACTCTAATGAATCCAAAACAAGATATTATATTTATGCTTTAGTATGCCCCATTGATAACATAATTAGATATGTTGGGTGTACCAAGCATAACCTAAGAAATAGAAGATGTGGTCATATTACAGAAGCGAAATATAATCACCCACAAAACAAAAAGAACGATTGGATTCGAGAACTTCTTAGCATGGGAATGAAGCCTAAAATAAAAATGTTATTCAAGACTTCGGACAAAAAAGAGGCTGCGAAAAAAGAGATTGTTTTTATTCTTTCAAATCCTGCCGCATACAATCAATCAATTAAGCCGTATTGCAATTTAAAGCCCTAACAACTCCAACTCCTTATCGCTATGAAATTAAAAAAAATAATTTATGAAAATAAATTTCAAGGTCTCAAACGCATGACAAGCACACTGAAGAAGATATTTCTATCTTCGGGAAGTGGGCGCAGGCATTCAAATTGGTTTCGTGCGCGGCTGGAAAATGGATTAGCTGGGTTTATACATATCCCAACTTATACAGGATGATTCCTGCTATGATAGTTGCGGCAACGCTGACAAGTAGAATTATCAGCGTCTTTTTAATACTCCTTGTCGGCTTGACAGTTGGATTGGTGACTAAGTTGCTATTAGACGAATTATTTCCAGACGATTGAAAATTTTCGAAGCTGGAATCTTTGATGTCTATATGCACATTTCCAGAAGCACCTTCTGGCTTAATAGGGAAGCCGCCATTTTCAATAAGTTCCATAACGGCAACACGGTCTACCGTATAAGTAGTTTCAGAGCCAGTTAACGTTGCAAGCTCTTCAATAAGATTATGGCGCATGAAAAGCTTTGCAATAGGGTCGTAGTGACCAAGCGAAACGTGCTGCTTATCTTTAATCTCTAAAAGCTTTTCGTTAGCTTTATCATACAACTCTTGCAATTCCATAGACGGCAAAGGTGTAACTTTAACGCAGACTCTCTAAGCTAATCCATTTGTGAGCGGCTATTTAACATAACGACGAATTATGTACAATTGGCCGCTGTGAAACAATCAGAAATTGTACATAATGTACTGCGTTATGTTATTTAGCTTTGGAGAAATTCAATTTGAAGTTTGAGACCTTAGCCCTCAAATGCAAATAAAAAGAGGAGCGTGTTTAGCTCCGTTTGTTTGCTCTTAATTTGAGGGCTTTTTAGCGGAGGTAATAAGTGCGGAGGCGCGTAACTTTTTAAAGACCCAAAAGATCTAATTCCTTTTCTGTCGGCTGATAATATCCTTTATCAATAGCACGTTGAACATCTTCTTTGGGTACGTTGAAAACAGAAACCCCCATGATAGTGTGCAAACAATTCCAGCCACCCGCGTACTGAAATATTGTCTGTTCATTCGTCCCGTCATGTTCTCCCTGCCACGAACCATCACCTAAGTCACACTCTCCTAAATCTTCACCTCTTGCCCATGCTTCGATTTCCTTATAGTGGAAATATTTATTCGCACGTTCACGACAAAAGCACCGGGAATTTTGTAGGCTCTGTCCAGACCATATAAAGAACTCAATCTCTAACTCATCAGCGATAGCGTTATTATAAGAACGGTCTGCGATTGAAAATTCATCACGGGCAATCTGTTTAGCATATCGTAAAAGCCTTCCGTCTGATTCGGGATTTCCCTCTACGAAGTCACGTATGTTCTGAACGGTTTCGACCCAACTTGCACCGGAAGTGACGGCATCATTCAGAATAGATTTTATAGGAAGGATAAAATTTGAATCCAACGGCTCACCTACCAAAGCCTCAACCGCTCCTTTTTTGGCAAGGTTTAAAACTTCATCGGCGGCAATAGATTTCTTAAAGTTAAATTCATTTTTGAAATAGGTATCGTTTAAGTCGGCCTGAAAGTCAAACTCTTTAATGAAGTCATCGACAGAACGAACATAGTCCCCGCTAAGAAGTTTTTCTTTTAGCTCCTCGATAGTCTTTTCGACTATTGCAATGTTTTCAAGATTCTCACCGTTGAAAATTATCTTTCCGCCGTCACGTTTTAAGCCATCAAGTAACCTGACAAGTTCATCGAAAATAGTACGCTGGTATTTCTCTACGTCCTTTTCAAAAAGAGAGGGAATATTTTCAAGCCTGCCCTCTTTTTCTTTAAGCCATTTTTTATAATTGAAGGGCATCCGTTAAGCGTTGGACTGTTTACTATACAAACTTGCCACCCTACTATACAAACTACGCGGCGGCGGGTGTCCTGCGTTGCAACAAAGTATCTTTAACTACATTCTGCAAGGCTGTCTGAGGTGAGGCAGCCTGTACATCACTCGCTACTTTTTTAGCTTTTGCAATTAACGCGGCTTTCTGAGTTTCCATATCCTGAGCAAAGAAATTATCAATCTCAGGTGTTGGGTTATAAGTAGAGCTTAATTCAATTACGAAATTAGGGGCTGAAGTGTGTAAGATTTCTTCCCACTTTTCAATAGTTCCCGTTGCAAGTTTAGCCTGAATATCCGCGTTACTTAAAGTCAAAAGCCTGTCGGTTTCGGTTATTAATTTGAAGGCATCACCCGCGTTTTTATCCTCCTGGTAAATCGCTTTTAGATATTTAATGACTACTGAATAAATCACAAACGGAGGCATATTATATTTCGACATTTCCCCGATTTGAATAGCGTAATCCATTTCGTTGGCGAAGTCAAACGTAGTCGGGTATTTAACCGTTGCTCCTTTGTAGTCTGTACCATACCTCATCCATCCGATTGCATCTAAAACGAATTGGTAAAGGTCGAATGTCTGATCTGATACACTTCTTACGAAGGCATAAAGGGCTTTCATGTTTGAAACTACCTCCGTAGCGGTGATAGCTGAAGTTCCTGAAGCGTCCCCTGCAGGCTTAGAAGCCACCTGACCCGACTTTAAATGAAGGATTTCAAGGGCCTTATTGTAATGTTTCTCGATAATCTTTACTAAAAAATCAAGGGTTTCAACACTCGGAGAAACAAATTCAATCGGTTTAGAAGTAGTTTTTAAATCACCGCCTCGGTCATCTGTGGTAGGTGGTTTGATGAGAAGCACTCCCATAGGGGATAGGCGCGATTTTAAGCCCGTTCCGCCGCACGAAGGGCAAGTCTTTCGTGTTCCCATCCCATCCGTGATATACCCGTCTATGCAATGAATAAAAGCACCTCCTGAGTCTTTATCCTGAAACTCACATTCCTGCCCGTACATAATCCGGTAAGGATAGACGCAGGTGTTTATGCTTATCTGAAGGTTGCTTGAATTTAATAAAACAAGGTCGAGCAGGTCCGTAACGTAAAGCATCGGACTCATCCATAAAATTTCATTATTATAGATTCTCGGAATACCCTTTAACCTTGTAGCCGGGACTTTGCCCCATTGGTGATTGTAGAAAATTTCGTAGGTGAAATTATAATCAATAAATTTTCCTACCTGAGTAACCCTCCAAATATTTTGGTCATCGTAGAACTCGTAAATCTTACCCATACGATGTTTAGAGTTGCCGTACTCAACCAAAGACTTTTCATGCAGTTCAACTACACAGTAAATTCCTTCTTCGTAGCCTACTACTTGTTTTGAATTAAAGTAATAAGGTACGGGGGTGTCTAATTGGGTGTCATCTGTAATCTCGTTACCCTCATCATCGACCTGAGTTTTAATTTCGTTGGGTTTAACTACTACTACCCCGTTGGCATCCTGAGCCTTTATCGCAGGGATGATGTACTGAATGAAATTCTCAATACTTCCGTAGTCTTTAATCTGACTTTCTACATAGTTCTGAAAAGTGATTTCAGCGTTCTTATATTTTTCTTCTTCATCCGCAAATTTTACTCCACAGTTCGGGTCGGCAAAAGCGCGGGTAACGGTTGAGATATATTCGTTGAAAAAAGGTAGCGTAGTTTGCTTGAAGTTTTCCCGTATGTAATCGGCTTCCTGTTGGGTTTGGTTGGGGCTTCTTTTGTCAAAGAGTTTGTTAGGAAAATATCCCAACTCGGAATGAATCCTGATACGCTCCATAAAATCTACCGTCATGTGATAACATGGGTAGTAGTCAGGAAGCATCTCTTTCTTTTGCGCAAAGAGATTAGACTTGTTTTGATTAGCAACAAACCTCTGTGCGTATTCGTTATCGGCCTTTTTAAAAGCTGATACGATGTGGTCAATGACCGCTTTAACCTCTTGTGGTTCGTACATTATGCTGCTTTTTTAACAAGTTGCATTAACTCCCATGAAGTTTTAGTGCAGCCTTTTTTATTTCTGCAAGACTTAATTACTTTGAGTTTTGGCTTTTTCATTTTCTAAATCGTTAAAAGTTCCTTCTTCAAATTGCTTTAATAAGTCAGGGTGTTTAGCACGTAAAAACATTTCTATCTTTTCCCATGCTTGACTTTCGTCTTTCGCCTGAATAAATAATACCGTTCCATCTGTTTCGTATTGGTAGTCCTTTTTAATCCCTAATGATAACTCTCGTAGAGTGAATTTGGCTTTTGCTTCAAACCTTACTTTCTTCTCTTTAATGTCAAAGCTGAATAACGAATTACCAGGGATTGCCTCCTCGATATATTTTAGTATTTCCCGTACTTCTTCGCTCATAACATTTCAGCTAAAGGTTTTTTATCGAACCAATGAAAATCTTCGGACGGAGGGGGTGTGAAGGTTTTGGTAAGCCTGTCCGTTCTTAAATCATAATAGTTCACGAAAGTTCTTTTAAGTTTCTTGCCGTAAAGAATATCAAGTACCATGTGGGATGAATCCCAATTTCCTTTAATTGCTCTGTGGGTTATTCCTAATTCGTTTAACCGTCCCATGTACGCGCCTTGCTCAAGTACGCGGTCTTCGCGCTTCATTAAATAGGGTTGGTTGTGTAACTCTTCGCTTTCGATGGTGAGCATCCTACGGTCATAGAAAAGATTCTTTCCTGACCATGCTAATCTCGTTCCTAATTGATAATCTTCGCCTCCGATAGAATCGCAAATCTCATCGAAACCGTTTACGTTTAAAATATCTTCAGCAGGGATTCCGAATGAACAGCCGAATAGCTGAGTGCCTTCAATTCTTACGGGTCTGTCTTTCCCGATACTCCACCGTGAATCTATTCCCATCGGGTTTTGCTGAGAAGAAACTATTACTCCATTTTCGACTACCATTTCAAACTGCTTCTTATACGCCCCGCAGACAATCATTTTTTTATCAGCGGCCTGTTGAACGCAGCTAAACCATCCAGGCATAAGAACAGAAACGTCATCGGCAAATACAATGTACTCGCCTGACGAAAGAATTATTCCTGTGTTACGCGCGTTGGCGGGGGAGAAGTATTCGCCTGTTGTTTTACGTTCTGAACCTTGATAAATATTCGGTTTGGGTTGGGAGTGAATGACCCCTGCGAATCCCTTGCCGTTAGTAAGTTGTTCGACTTGCTCTTTGTGATTATCGTAATCGTAGTCAATAAATATCAATTCGATATTATCCCTGTCAGAGGGTGAGGTTTGATTATATAAACTATCCACGAACCATCCGAAGCATGGGTTTTCTCGATTAGTGGAGTATATGAGCGAAATCATAAATACGCAGAATGTTTAGACAAATCAGGGTACGGAAGAGATAGTTCTTTAGTCTTAATCTTGCTTCCGTCCAAATTATAGAATTGACCCATCAATAATAATCCTCTCGCCGCTATCTCAGGCATCATATAGCAGTTCATTCCTACCATGTCGAATGTGTCAACATGATATGAGCATTCGTTACGTCCCGAAAAGCGATAGCGTTTAAGCCATTTGTAAGCCTCTTCCGAATCGGTAAGTATTGCGCCACCCTTGCCTAATTTAAGGTGTTTGTACGGCCCGGTGAACGATAGACACATTAGTGTTTTTGGCAAGTACATATCAGCGTTAAAATCAAGAGCGCAATCCCAAACCCCCGTCTTTCCTAAAGGGTAAGAACCCGTAAGTAGTGGAGGAGAATCTATAAACTTAACCTTGCCTCCTGCTCTGATAATTTCACAGGGAACCGACATATAAGTATGGGATGGAATTTCTACTTCAGCATCTTTGATACCTACATACATTAAAGAAATGTACAAAGCATTCGAGCAATTATCGAGCGCGACACAAAACGGCGCACCCGTATATTCTGCTACGGCCTGCTCGAAAAATTTTGTAACCAAGTGCGGATTTTCCATATTAGTTGTCTTTAGATTTCCAAACAAATCCACCAGAAGTTTTATATCTTCCTTTTGCGCACTCGCAAATACAACTTTTAGGAATACCAAGAGTGGTGGATGCGGCTTCTAATGAAATCCAATCTTTCAAAAAAGTACCATCAAGAGAAAATTGCGATACGGGTTTAATGTTATGTGCAATCTTGCCGAAATTTGGATTTTTTTCTCCAGTCTTTGCCTCCCTTAAATTTTTTCGATACTCCTCGGTGTACACTCTATTCCTTGCTATATGCGAGGCTATTTCTTTTTGCTTTGCGGATGTCGCTATCCCAACTCTATATTTATTCCCCTGCATTCTTCTCCGAATTTTTCCGATTGTATTTTCTGATAATTTAAGTTTTCTCCTTTTTCCCATATTTGCAAGGCCTATTTTGTTTTTGGTTTCTTGGCTATGCCTACCATTACTTCCAGCCTCCCGTATGTTCATCATTGAAAATCCGCTGTTGCGATAAAGGTCAAGATAGTATTGCTCTTTCAGATTTAATGTTTCTTGGCTAACGGTTTCGGTAAGCTCTTCTTCAATAGTTAAAGTATGTTCACCCCATCCATATTTTTTAATTGAGTGGTAGAGGTGAACTTGATTAGGAACCGCCCTCCATGAATATTGTTTAATCCTTTTCTCAAGGTTTCTGCTTTGTCCAATGTAAATATGACCGCTTGGATTGGTTATTTTATATATAGCTACCATGGAATAAAGATAATAATTTATTAATCGCCTTCATGCGGATTCTGCATACTTATTTGTATTTCTTACTGCAATAAATTTAGCAGGGCTTCCTGCGTATATCTTGTCTGAATAACAATCCCTCTTTACATAACTGTTAGCCCCCACAGCTACGTTATCATGTATCACACATGGAAGGATAACACAATTAGAGGCAATGTTTGAAAACTTTCCTATCACTACCGTTCCCGTTTTTACATTCCTTTGACAAAGGGGCATCACTGCGTTACAGAAATATTCCCCTGAGAAGTCATCGGTAGAGGAAAAGATTTTCACCCCTGCCGAAAGTCCTGAATAATCCCCCATGATTATTTGACCTTCTCCGATTAACGAACAGTGGCATCCGATATGAATATTATTACCAATAGTTATACCCCCTGTGCCGGCGCTCAAAATCGTGAAGTCATCTATCCTTACATTGTTTCCGATAGAGATATTCTTTGCATTATAGATCCTTGCCCATTCGGAAATGCGAACATTATCCCCTACGGATTTAAAGCCAATCTTTTTTATCTGCTCTTTGCTTAACATCATGGGGCTATATTAACTACATCCCCCTGGTCGGCAAGGCGGGGAAGGATAGCGTAGATTTTCAACTTCGGGAAAGCATATTTAATTAACGAAACATCAACAGGATTAGCAACGTCCCTCTGTGTGTTAATTAACAACTGTAAGCATTTATGAGCGATGATATAACAGTGTCCACATTGCGGATAGTACTGCCATTTTTCTTCACCCCTGTATGGGAACTCATACACATCGCCTTTCACATGAACGGGCTCTTTGTCCATTGCGCAACAAGACCCCACGAATAGAAAATCAAAATCTTCAGGGACGTTTTTCAGTTCTTCGTTCAGCTTATCCTTCCACCCCTCTTTGAAACGACAATCGGTTTCGAGAAAAAGAAAGTGCGAATACGGCATCACTTTACATATATGGTAAAGAAGATACCAACTCAGGAATCCCCCTACTTTAGCATCTGAGATATAAAACTGTTCTTCAGGTCTGCCGTCAAGAAGATAGATATGTTTGCTCGTTATCCCCCATTTGTGAGAGTGTATGCCTTCGACAAAATAAGTATCAAGTCCTTCGGAGGCGAAGTATGCTTTTGCTTTTTCGTATTGCAGCATCCATTCCGGTGAATCGGGAAGGAATATGGAAATAGGTTTTATGTCGGGGAATTGAATCATTTTGTCAATGAGAAGTTAATTTTTATTCCCAAAAAAGTTATATAAAACCAATCTCCGCAATCCAAATGATGATGAGAAATATATAACAACTGCGTAATCAACAACGGCTTCATTTTCCTATTAAAAATCATAGGTATTATTGATAGCTGATAACCATCTTCCAATTTGTGAAATTTATAGAGCCTCATTCTCATTTAACCTTCCTCCATATCTGCCATGTAGTATGATTTTCAACTAACTCCAAGCCGTATTCGGGTAACTTCGCGTAACCCTCCTGTGTTTCTACCCAACCAGTGTCATCCGCAATCCAATAACCTCCTACCTTTAATTTCGGAGTCCACAGTTCAAGTTCCGCCGTGATAGTTTCGATATTATGATTAGAGTCCTGATGAATAATGTCAACTGAGTTATCCCTCATTAACAGCCCTACGGATTGGCTTTTCATGCGAATGATATTGCAGAAATCTGAAAGCCCCAACTGCTCAATATCATGTAAGCAGTTTTGGAATATTGCCCAAAAGTTTAAACCACTCCACCATTCATTATTGGCGGGGGAATTAGTTCCCTCTACACAGGCGTTCTTACTCCAGGGGTCAATGCCAATCGCAAAGCCAGAGCCTTTATCTTTATGAGCAAGCGCAAGGGAGAATAAAGACTTTCCGTAGAACACTCCCATTTCAACGGTAATCTTTGAATCGGTTTCTTTTACCAAGTCATAAATTCTTTGCGCCTTTGGTTCTTCGCACCATCCCTTACCGTCCATGTAGGTCATTAATTCTTTAATCGTCATGCGTACTCTTTTATTTTAACAGGAATCATATTTTCTTTTAGCAGTTCGTCTTTGACTTCAATGTATCTGCACTGCCAGTCATTATACCCGAATGAAACCATCCATGAATCTTCTTTTCGGATTGCGCCGTTTGGAAATACTACATAGATTTTATTTGAAAGCCTTTTAATTCCATCATCCATCCATTCCCCTGCTATAATAGGCTCTTTGGAAATCGAAATAGGTCTGAAAGGGAATGTAGCTTCGAAAGTATAAGCACCCATGAAATATTGTTTACCCCCTACGATATCCTTCGCTGAGTGAAAGAACGAAAGGAACTTATCACCTATTCTTATAGGGGTTGAGCCACCTCTTAAAGTCCCCCATTTCCAGCCGTGAGAAAATTCGGTAGTAGCTACTTTCGTCCAGCTTTTGCCGTTCATTTCGAAGATGGTGTGATTATTCAAATCATAGACTGAATAAAGTTTTCCATCTGCTTCGAAGAACGTCCAGTTCTTTTCTTGTTTTGTAGGTTGGGGTGAGTAGTAATAACTTTCTTCTACTTTTAAAGTGTCAGAATTAATTTTGGCCTGAGCCATATTCCATCCATCCGTATAACTTAAATAAAGCTCATCGTTATAAACGAATAAGCGCGGGTCTTCGGCATGGAAACCGTTTTTAAACTGACCTAAGTTGGTGTGTAAGTCGGGAAGTACGTTAGTAGATTTTATGGGTTTCATTCGGGTATAATGACTGGCAGTGCAGATACATTGAAGTCAAAGACGAACTGCTAAAAGAAAATATGATTCCTGTTAAAATAAAAGAGTAC